TTTTTGGAAAACCATAAAAATTAGTATATTCATTTACTCTATTTTGAATCCATAAATTTAAATTTTTTAATTTTTTATCTTTATGGCAAGAATGAAGAAAAAAACTAGATTCACCTGTAGATTTAGGACATTTAGATTTAACAGTTTCTAGATTTTTAATAATGCTAGGAGCATCTTTTTTATGATCTTTATAAAAAGATACACCTATTAGAGTAGGAAACCATGCGTCTATTTTAAGTTCGTTAAATCCTGAATCAAATTTATACATATCTAAAATTAATATTTACAACTTTTCTTAAATTATTTTTAATCGGATTACTTGAAGCGTGATACAAATCACCATCAAATAATAATACTTTTCCTGCTTCTGGTTTAATCTTTTTTAATTTGTTATTGTTATAAATAACTGTATCTCCATCAGTATTATTTATGTAATAAATAGCAGTTTTAAAATTTAAATCTTTATTATCATCTATATGAAAATTATTTATAGTTTTATTTTGTTTTTTAAATAATAAATTTACTTTCATTCTTAAAAGTTCCACATCTTTTTTTATCATTTTATTTACTATTTCTTGAAACAAATTATAAAATTCATTAAAATACAAAGATTTTTGTCTAGTGTTTACTTTATATAAAACATGTACTAATTGAAAAGTATCTGTAGATTTATATTTTTTATTTAATTTTTCTTCAAAACCTGTTCCTAAATGTTTGGTTTTATTATAACTTTCATTAAATAAAGTCCAAGGAAAAATTTCTGAAGAAACTATATTGTTAATGTTTTCTACCGTTTCTTTTTTTATTATATTTGTTTTTTGTATTATCATTACTAAAACTTGTTTTAATAGCATTAATTCTTTGAATTGGAAAAAAGGAAGAGCTTCGTATTTGTCTTACAAAAAAAACTAAAGTAAGTCTTTCTTTTTGACCAGTATAAAATGAATTACATTTATGATAATCATTTCCATTATAAGTTATTAATCTATTATAAATATTGTTAAATCTTACTGATTCGTTATAGTTACTATTAACATCATTCAGTAAATTTTCGTATTCAATTAAATCTTTTTTAGTTAGCTTTTCTATTGGTTTTTTATATATTTTTTTCTTTCTATTAGCAAAAGCTGAAGTTATTTTTTTATAGTCTTTTTGAAATTTTTTTGGAAAAAATATAGATGTGCCTGACTCTATATTAGCATTTTTAGTAAGATAAATTAAACCAACCATTGGATAATCTCCATCTTGATGTATCATTCCTGTATTTAATGTACTTGTTTTATTTTTTAAATCATATGGATAAGTTTTTTGAAAATACATTTCCACATTATCCCAAGTTACATTAGCAAATCTATAATCAAAGAATGTAGAAAATATTTTTTGTAATATACTATTAAATAAATTTTTATCAATTAAATGTAAGCCTTGAGTCCTTAAACCTGGCCAATATCCTTTAGGTCCTATTGTAAAATCTAATGTATTAGCAAATTTTACAATTTCATCAGGACTTTCAAAAAAATTATCTACAAATTGAGTTTGAAAAAATTTTTCCATTCTCTCTTTGTAAACAGTATTTATAAATGTAAAACAAATATTATGATTTTTGAAATTGATACTTAATAATTACTGTTCCAGAACCACCAGATGAACCACTAGGTGAATCACATGCGCCACCTGCGCCACCACCTAAACCATTAGTACCGTTTCCAGGTGAACCACCAACACCAGAAGATCCAGGACCTCCGCCACCAGAACCACCAGAACCGCCTCCGCCATTTTGGTGAGAGCCTCCGCCGCCACCTGCATAAGTAGTTGAGTTTCCAGGCCATGATTTTCCACTGCCTCCACCCATTTGACCGCCGCTGCCTCCAGCTCCGCCGCCACCACCTGATCTCGTATTAGGAGAACCAGATCCGCCAGAGTTACCGAATCCACTTAATCCACCAGAGTTACCTTGGTTAGAGCTACCGCCCCCTCCTCTTGCTCCTCCTCCGCCTGAGCCGCCAGAACCTCCAGTTCCACCACCTTGACCTCCGCCTCCACCAGATCCACCGCCATTTGCAGTAGCTCCGTTGAAAGTAGAAGGTGAACCTGCTTGTCCATTAGCATTACCATTGTTATTAGTATTACCGCCGTTACCGACACCAACAGGATAAGATCCTTCTGTTAAATTTGTAAATGTTCCTTGAAGATAACCGCCAGCACCACCTGCACCACCGTTACCTCCGCCATCACCTCCTCCGCCGCCTCCAGCGACAACTAAAACTTCAACAGGATAATCACCTGGATTTGTATATTCTTGAGTTACAGTGAATGTACTTGATGATGTAAATGTATGTATTTTAAAATTTCCTGAAGTAGCTATAGATCCACCTGTAGCTACCATAAATTTTTCACCAGCTCCTTGAAATCCAAATCCTCTTGCTGATCCTCCTCCTCTTGTTCCTAATAATGGCATATTATTCTCCTATTCTCCCTGAAAAAACTTCATTATCTGGATCCCCTGAAGTTTCGTCATATGTTGAACCTGTATAAAAATTTGATTCTGGTAATTCCCATGATTGAGTTTCTTCATTCCAAATCCATTTAGTAGTATTATTTGGTTTTGCAACAGGAGGATTCCAATCTAAATTACTATCTAGAATCCATGAATCATGTGGTTTTTTTTGATAAAATTGTGAAGTTTCAGCATTCCAATTATCTCCTATACCTGGTTGAATTTTTCTAACATCACCTCGACCTTCTTGATACATACCAGCCCATTTCCAAGTACCTGTAGTTTGTCTTATTGAATTTGCAAAAGAAGTTGTTATAGAATCACTTAAACCATTTTCATCAGAAATATCTGCTTCATCTACAATAATAGCATCAACTACAACATTATTTTCATCAATTTGAGCAGCAACATATAACATACTGTTTTTATTTCTCCTTATTTCTTCTAAGTTTAAGTTTGAATAATAATTCAACAAACTCATTCATATTATGCAAACTGTGTTTGAGCAGCGAATACTGTGAAAGAAGCATCTCCAGTTTTAAATATTGTATAAGAATAAACATCAACTGAACTTGCGTTTCCAGCATCTGGTGCAGAACCACCTTGCCATTCTGGAGTAATACTTGATCCATCAATAGTAACTGCATTGTTATAATAAGCTGATGAACCTTGTGTAACTAAGTGAGCAATTGTTATTGATTCACCAGTATCCATAATAGCATTTAAAGCATTCGAACTATCGCCTCTGATATTTAAAGTGTAATTTCCTGAAGCATTAGTTGTAAAATATAAAACTGCTTGTGTAAGAACATCAAAATTAACTGTTCCAGTTGCTGCAGTTGCAGATACAGTTGCTTTTTCTGCTAATTGTTGAATTTTACCACCACCGTTAAATGTAACTCTTCCAGCAACTCCATTTGTAGATAATAATAAATCAGAATTAGCTGTTGTTGAAGCAATATTTGGTGCAGAACCAGCTAAAGTAATTGTATTAGCTGTTGCATTCATATTTGTTCCAGAAACATTTCCAGTTGAAATAACTGCAGATCCATTTATATTTGTACCTGCTACGTTTCCAGATGAAGTTACAGATGTCATTGCAACATCTCCTAAATCTGCCATTACATCAAACATCGTAGAGCCATCTGTATATACAATTGTTTTAGCACCTTGTTTAAGTGTAATTGCATTTGCAGCGTGACCAGTGTTTGCGAATTTTAATGTTTGTGATCCTGAAGTATTGTTAAATACAGTATAGTGTTGTTCTACTGCATCAGTAAATACATGAATGTCTCCAGTTAAAGCACCAGTAAATTCTAATACTGCGTTATGTACTTGATCATCAGTAGCATCATCATCTGTATTACTTGTAGAGTTATTAGATGTTAATGTAACATTTGCAGATCCAGCAACACTTACTGCTTGATATCCAGCAACAGAAGCATCAACTCTATTAAAAACATAATTTACTAAATTTCCCCAGTTTCCAGAGTTTTCTCCTGAAGCTTGTCTCTCTAATTTTAATCTTGATGTAAAACTTGATGCCATAATTTTTTATACTCCATATTTTAAATAATGTAAATAATATATATTTGTTAATATTTGTCTAGTGAATATTAGTCCAATTTTCAGTAATATTACCAGTAATAGGATCCCAAAATTTAAGACTTGTAACATTAGCATTTATTTGATTTCCATCTATTGATAAGAAATTTTGCGAATTAGGCACTATAGAAGTTGAGCTTATTGTTACTCCATTTCCAGTAATTGTTAGTATTTGAGCTGAACTAATATTTATTGTATTAGCAGATCCTGTTAATTCTTCTCCAGTAACAGGTATAAAGTTTTCTGATGTAGTAGTTACATCACCAATATTTATTTGTAACTCTTGACCTGTAACACTAAAGAAAGAAGCACTACCTGTAGTTATGTTACTTACTTCAACATTTGCTTCAAAAGTAGGTGTATTTATTGTAATAGAACCACCTGCTTGTACTGCAAAACTATCTACTGTTGCAGCAACTAAAGGCTCACCATCAATAGATATAAAATTGTTAGTATTTAATGTAACATTACCTTTTGAAATTGTTAAATTTTCACCACTAATAACTATGTCTGAATTACCTGTAACTGATACATTATTTAAAGATGAAAAAGAGAAGGCTGATTTTATGAACAAAATGTTTATAGAAAATGTTTGGTGTTTTGGACCTAAAATAGACCTATTTAAAAATTCAAGA